GTGCGAATTACCCTCAGTTGCATATCTCTGATAGTACCTTTTGTTAATTAAATATGTCATACCACCCCCCATGTTATCTTGCTGTTTGTATTGCACGTCTTAAAGTCTTTTGAAAGTTACGCTGAAACTTCTTACGCGCTACGCCTTCAGCAATCTTATAAAAAGGAAATCGCTTTTCATAGTTCACAGTCTTTTCAAATGCAACTACCAGTTTGAGTGCAGTTGATGCTGATTTACCTTTGCTAGTAAAGCTGCCACTTTTGCTGTAATGACCTCTTTCCCATACACCAGATAAATTATTTATCTTGCCAATAAATTGATTTTTGTTTTTAATCAATCCTTTCTTTCTCATTGGTATGTTGCCGTACTTGTTGAGCTTGGCATGCTTAGTTGGTACACCAATGTTGCCTGTCCTTGTGCCGCCTTCAATCGCATACTTCAAATACTTATAGCGCTCTGGCATAACGTGGATGTCACCGATCAATTCAGTTTTCTTAGCTTTATTGATCTTAAACGCTTTCATTGTAAATGGCGTTGGCCTATCCAGCTTCTTAGGCATCTGCGCCTTCTCCGCCTTCATAATGTCAAACAATGTATTGTTAATCGCTTGAGCAGCAGCAAATGGGATCTGCTTCTTTTGCGTTTTACTCAAATGCTTTATGATTGGCTTCATATCACCTTTGACGTTAAACATCTCTAAACAGCCACCTTTTCTGCCATTTTTTGTTGTTGTACTTGTTGAACTTAACATTGTATTTGTTTGCCCATCTGTGTGCAGTTGAGTAGCTCACATCCATCACCAATGAGCATTCTCTGATTGATTTACCTTTTACTGCATTACGTTTCATTATCGTTGTCACACTCTCACCCATTCTATTCTCAACATCATTAAGTAATCCCATTACTCTCCTTTGGCTTTGTTAAATAACTGCTCCATTCTTTCAAATATTTCTAAGACTTCCTTTTGATCTCCTTGTTTTGCGCTATGTGCTAAGTATTCGCACCATTTCTGCATTTCTTCTGCAATCTCAACCACATCTCTCAATTGCTTCATTTTGATCCAGTGTGCTATCTTGCTAGGCATGCTGACGCTCCCTAAAGTATTTCATGATCTCCTTTTGGTTATTTACCACAGCGCCTTCATTGGCATGTGTAAAGGGCAGCGCCCAATACTTAATCATCATATGTGACTCATGCGGACTCCAGCCTCTATGCTCTTCGTTGTATTTAACAAACCAATAACGAATATAGGGCGGAACTTTATTGAACTTGTTATCAATAAAAAAATCATGCTTTTGTTGATCAGTCGCTGCTTTCCATAATGCTTCATAATTAATGGCATCCTCAACAATGCTTTCAACAGTGCGATGGTTATCAATGACAGGCTTAAACTCTTTGCTCTTAGCTATGATTGCAGCAATGATTTCATTAGGTGTTGGGGCATTATCACTTTTCTGCATACCAATCTCCCTTAATGCCATCAACCAAAAGTCAACTTGATGATCTTTTAAACGCTTTAATTTTTTAGTTAGTGTTGATTTGCAGCCTTCAAGTGTCATGTGTTTATGCACTAAAAATCTATACTCATTATTCAAGTATTCATAAATCTCTTCAGCTACTCTTTTGTGATCTACTTTGCTAATGTACATTTACTTTGCCTCCTGTATGTTTCTGTATGATCTGATCTATATCCATTGCGGTAGATAAAGCAATACTTGCATCTTGCACATGCTTAAAGTTTTTCTCCCCGCTTTTTTCCGCGCCGCCTTTATATATATCTTTATTACTAACAGCATCGTTATTACTAATACCATCCGAATTTCCCATAATGGGAAAACCCATATCAGGGTTATCGGACTTTGGCTTTGCTTGTTTTGTCCGATTATCGGATTCTGGCTTAGTGTCTTTTATCCGATTATCGGATTCTGGCTCAGTATCTTTTGTCCGATTATCGGATTCTGGATAAGCCTCCATCTGATTTTCAGCTTTTGGCTTTAGTGTTGTTGTAAGTTTGTATTTACCTTGTCCATTTGCACGCTTGGTGTAAATAAGCCATCCTTTGTTTTTAAGTTCGTCTAATGCCGAAAATACAGCTGCCTTACCATCTGGAAATTGTGTTGCTAGTGATCCAACAGTAAAATTGTAAGTATCTCGCTTACTAGCCATGTGACAAAACAATCCTTTGGCTTTCCAAGAGATCGTACGATCATTAACAAGCTCATTAGGTATCTTGACATAATAGTCGCTTAATTCTTCAAATATTTTCAATCTATATCCTCTTCTTGTAATGTTGTAAGCTCGATCTGTGATAAACATTTACCACTCTTAGGCTTAAATGAAAGCACGCGGTATTCCAAGATCTTGTGCTTTGGAAAATGAATATGAGATCTGCCGCATTCACGCACCAAAGGGCATCGTGAATTACAAATTTCAAAAGCGTGTGCAAATTCTTTATTCATAAATAAAAGTAAAAAGTTTTTGCATTTCTATTAAAATTCAAGTATCTTATTAAAGATATGCAAAATGTTTTTGTTTAGTTAAATATATCTGGACACAACATTTGGCGAGTAAATCGGCCTTCTGTAATGCGCTCTATTTGAATAGCACGCTTAACAGGTAGTCCAACCTTCCGCCAATATTGAATGTTTTGATGATGACAGTTTAAAGCTCTCGCCATCTTTTGTTGTGTTCCAAAATGTTTTATTAGTTCTTCCATGAGATGAATTATATACAAAGATTCTTTGCATTTTTTGTCTGGTTTTCAAACTTTGGGGTTTTATGAAAAAAATAGAAAAAATAGGCGATCGTGTAAAAAAGGAGAGAGAAAGACTTGGATTAACGCAAGATGAGCTTGCAAAAAAAGTAAGTAAAGATCTAAGTTTTCAAAATATTGGTAATCTTGAACAAGGAAAAATTAAACGTGCACCGATGTACGTTGATCGACTTGCAACTGTACTAGGAGTCACTGTTGACTACCTAATGCAAGGGCACACGCAGCAATATCAAAACAACGAGCAGATTCATGAACTACTGGCTACAGATAGACCAACTGATATTGATTTTTCAAGATCTGTGTGGATTGTTTCAACGCCAGCTGGAGAACAACCAATCCTTTCAGCTGACGAAATATTACACGGCAAAATTATTAAAAAATTTGATAGTTAAAAATATTTTTGCATTTAAATCATTTATATGTTTAAATAAATTTTTAGTTCAAAGTGAGAGGCATTAGACACTTATAAAGCGGATGCAATCGACTGACTCTGCCAGCAGCGATTAACAAATCAATACAGAATGGATTCTTTCCATACTTGCAGATGAAGGTAGTTCAGAGCAATCTGTTAAAGTAGCTTCTAAAAAACTTAAATCGTTTGTGATGGTGTCACCGATTGGGATTACAATCAATCATAAAAACACTGAGCGTACAGGCAGTTAATCGTGATAAACCTGCTTGTATAAAAAATTAAAAGAAACGAGCTGGGTGTGAGTGTTCTGTCGACCAGCTAAAAAAGCGTAGGAGAAGTAATGTTAAGAAGTCAATATGAAGGTGAGATTGTAGCAGTAGATGCTGCATTTACAGAGAAAACAGGCATTGATTTGCCTTATGATCAACTAGCAACTGGCAAATACACAATGGATGAATTTTCAGAAATGGGTGGTGCTTGGTATGCTGTTTGTAAAGATACATTAGATGAATTGATTAAACTAAAAGTACCTAATCAATCAGAATGGATGGTTAAAGTTGATGATGCTGGTTTAGCGTCACATTTGATTTGGGATCTAATTGAAATGACATGCTGGATTCCCTATAAAGGCAAAGAAATTAACATGAAAAATATTGCCTTTAATTGTTTGATTGTTTGTCCAGATAATCATAATTTGGCAAAATTCTTTAAATAATTCTTTATTTAATATATCTCTAAAAACCCGCTACGGCGGGTTTTTTTTCGTCTATTCCTTTTGTAAACTCAAAATTATTTTGCATTTAATGATGTTAATGCAAAGATTTTAGGTATATTGTTCCAGTAATTGATCTACAGAAAGGAATTAATATGAGTTACAAAAGGAATAAATTAACAGTTGAACATTACAAAAGGCCAAGAATACGATCAACATATTTTTTGCTTGGCTTAATCATTGGCTACCTTCCATATTGCATTTCACAAGGGTGGTTATTATGAGATCAAGAAAAACATCTTTATTGCTGCCTTACCAAATCCGTTTTTTTCAGCGTAAACAAAAAATTGGCCGTTATTTCATGGCAGTCGGTTTTGTGATCGGTTTAGCCACTGGATTTATCTTATGACTCTTTGGCTGAATGATTTAAACGCAGCACAACGAGATCAAACACTTGATCTTCTCACTTTATTCGGAATACATGCAACAGTTTTGGCGCAGCCAAATGCAAATACATATTCCATCGAAATTGGACTGAATAAGTCTAATGCACGCCTTGTAGAAGGCATTTTAAGTTACATCATCACATATATAAATCAAGGAGAACAACATGACTACAGCGACAACGAGTAAGTTAGCTTACGATGATCTAAAAAACAGCGGCAAAGATATTTCACAAAAAGAAAAAATCTTGGGCGCATTAGAGGCTGTTGATGCGCCTTTATCTGGCAGAGAGCTTATGAAGCTCACTGGTCTTGAAATTAATGCAATAAGTGGCAGATTAAATGATCTGAAAAAAACTTTGGATGTGATTGAATGTCCAAGACGTTATTGCACGATTTCAAATAAATTAATTACGCCAGTGACTATCAATATCAATTGTGAATGCTCTGCATATGGCAATGGTTCTGATGTTTGTACTGGTAGATGTTAAGGAGAACTTATGAGAAAAAAATTTAAACTCCCTTTTTGGTCAAAACAACTAAACAAGGAATATTTAATGGAAATGTCTAAAGCCGATCTTGAAAAAATTGGCCATGATAATGGACTAGAGCTTGATAAGCGGCTAAAAAAAGAAACGCTTGCAGATCAAGTCTATGCAGTTTTATAGCTGCATAACAAAAGGCTAGGGTTGTTCATAATCCTTTTCAAAAGTTTGCGCTGTACTTTGCCTCAAACAGCGTTTATTTTTATTTTATTTAAGGATTCAAATGTCGGGTATTAACAAAATGATTATTGTGGGTAATTTAGGAGATAAACCTACCCTTAACACAACAGGTAAAGGCGATAGCGTTGCTAATTTATCAGTGGCTACTTCAGAGGAATGGACAGATCGCCAGAGCGGAGAAAAAATTAGTAAAGTTGAGTGGCATCGTGTCGCTGTTTATGGAAAAAGCGCAGAACATGCTGCGCAGTATTTAGATAAAGGCTCAAAAGTGTATGTGGAAGGCAAGCTGCAAACGCGAAAGTGGCAAGATCAATCTGGTCAAGATCGTTATACGACTGAAACGGTTGTAGCTGGTTATACAGGCCAATTACTTTTTTTAGATAAAAAACC